TGTATTCACGATAGAAGTTGCCAGCGAAACGAACTTCCCATGATTCACCCCTCCAAGGAGATATCCTTCATTCATTTCCAACCCTTCGGTAAACTGAGCCATTTCGTTTTAGGGACTGGAGCTTTCTCCTGGGCTTCGCCAGTCTCCTTGATTCGTCCGACAATTGAACCGTTCCTATCTCTGACAATCAGATTGCCTGTGATAGTTCGTTCGGTGTAGAATTGAATCTTGCCAGTTGCATCACGAACTTCGAGACGGTTACTGGAGGTGAGCCCAGGAGAGATTGTGAGTCTCTCCTCGGCAATCGCTTGATTAGAAAGGAATATCGTCGTCACCATCAGCAACGACAGGCGGGTCAACATCGTCAGGCTCCTTGGCCGGAGGTTCAGGGGTGAAGTCTACAGCTTCGACGTCCATCGGGGCTTTCTGGAAAAACTGTTCGCGAAGGGCAACGAAACTGTCAAAGCGATCGTCTTCTTCGGCCCATCCGAGCTTTGGAGCAAGATCATATGTATCAACTTCGCTGAGCACCTGATGAATGCGCTTCCATTCGGACTGTTTGAACGTGATAGTGACATCTGGGTCGGTAGGCTCCGGAACATAGTAGCGATCGTAGAATGTGGAGACTCGCGACATGATGTGACCGCCAGAATTCTTGCGGCGACGAATAACCTTGCGGAAAGTTTCGCTGGAGATCGCGTTGACATCGTCGAACTCGATCTTGGCTTCCCAGAACTTCTCCTCGTCCAGCTGAACGATCTGATCGACGAAGTCCTCGTCCGTGGACTCCATGATCAGCTGGCGAGCTTCCCAGGACGCGTACCACGAGTAGAGAGTACGGTCTTCAGTAAGACGCTGCTCGGCCGTGATGTTGTATGTGAAAGCTGACGGAACTGCCAGCTCGACGACACGCATACCACGATAGAAGAGATACTTGGAGCCGACGTTGTATGCTTCGCAGCGGTTGCCCTTGGAGCGAAGCTCGAGATCTTTCGGCAGGAAAATCGTGTCCCGCTCGTCGTAAGCCTTGATCACCGATGGTTCGTCGATGATGATCACCGTCTTGCCGCGATGGTCGTCGTTCAGGAACGACATACCGTGAGGATCTTCGTCATCAACGACGATTGTGTAACCGTTCTCATCGCGAGTGTTAGATTCGAGCTCGCGGAAAACCTGCCACGCTTCCCAATTCTTGCCGAGTTCGGTCGTGTAGGGCATTTCCTGGTACGACCACTTCGATAGCATTCCCTTTCGCTTCCGCATACGGATCATGTCGAACTTCTTGCCACGGAAGTCAGCTTCCTTGGTATAGAACTCGTGCTGGACGCCGTCGATCATGACAGTCATCCGGCAACCCATGCGAGCGATGACCGCAGTTGCGATCTTCAGCCCTGTTCCGAAGAATCCGATAGGGCTGGTCGTGTTTGGCTTCGAGTTGAACCCGAAGGTGGTGAATGCGCGAAGGTCGATTAGACCGTCCGTCACGAATGCGAGATGTTTGGTCACTCATGGCCTCCATGTTTTATGGTACGAGTGCATCATGCCATGCCGAAGTTCAATTGACAAGTGCCAACTTTCACAGGTCGAACAAATTGCCCTGAACAGCTTCCTTCTCCTTGGGCTTGACAGGAGACAAATCGTCAGCGTCCCGAAGCCCAAGGAAGACAGGGAACCTCGGGGCTTCTTTGGCACCAGACGGGAAGTGCTTGAACTTGGCCAGCTTGCCGAGATACTCGATCTGATTGTCCCAGATCTCTTTACGGAGTGCCATGTCGAACCCTGTTCCTATCCGAACCTTGTATTTCACTCCATTGTCGTAGACGCCTTCGCAGAGCAGAGCTCCGAGCGTGTCCATCGGGACAAGACCATCTTTATGCGAAGAGCGCTCTGCATAACCGTTCGCATCGACACCGAGTTCGTTCGCATTGTGCATGAGTTCAGCGAAGCCGACGATGCGAGCTTCGGCATCAGCGAACTGTTTCAATTTGATGAGCTCTCCACCTGTCGGGCTTGCTCTTCCTTGCTTGTAGTATCCACGAGGATTTCTGAGGATAACTCCTTCATGCCCTTCAGCGAGGAGATTAGCTTCATACTCCAGGATTTCTTCCATCGTACGAAGTAGCTTGGTCGGTACGATGGTGCAGAATGATGGCAGTTTGAGACCGTGTATGAAGTCGAGTCTCTCTTCGAAATTGCCCTCGTGCTGCCAATTGTCAAACACGTGAAGAGTCACGTCGTCTGGCTTCGCATAGGACATGACCGAGGAATTCGTCCGTCGGTAAGCGTCCTCAGCTGTCGGATCGCCAGCGATGATTTCTCCATCTTGCCCATTCATGATCGGGCCAGCTTCAGCGAATATCTTCTGAACCCACTCGGACCGAACGAGCTTTTGCGACCTCGTGAAAGCCTGCTCGTCCTCGCCGTAAACGCGAATTCCGTCCAGTTTCGGCTGACCATACATTGGGAGCATGGCTTGAATCTTCTCGGCAACGAACTGCCCTGCGAGCATGACCTTCATGCGGCACCGCCAGCGGCCAAAGGCCAATCTTTGCCATTCAGAGCGGCCTCAGAGGGGCTCTGAGCGCCCGCTTTGCCCCTTGCCGCCACCATAGGCCAGCACCACGCCAGCCGCGCCCTACGGCCATCTGACAGTCTCATTTTGGTTCCTTTCTCATCACAGCTCGTACGATAATTATCAGCAATCCTACCGATGGCCCAAGGAGAAGGGCGATCAGATAGTGACCAAGGCTGGTCTGCTTCTTTGCTTTCCGATCATGATACATCAGACCCTCGGCGAGTAGGATTCCTACTATAAGATATACGATGAGCGCCCATCTCCATTCCATTAGAACGGCTCCTTCAGTATTTCATCGCTCTGGTCATTTTCATCAGTCTCCCAATGAACTTTACCATGGAGCTTTTCCCACGCTTCTCTGCACTTCTTTAATGACCCAAAGTCATAGAAATACATGCGCTTCTTCTTTTGGAATGTTCTTCCTGCCTGTTCGTCATAGACATCAGCAGTGACCCGTTTCTGGGTTCGTTCGATGTGAGGACATACCCTCGACAGAAACCTGCCAAGAGCGGTCTCGTTACCACGACGGTTGAACTTCCACTTCTCAGCGTATGCAGTGAAGTCACTGATCATAGAGTCGCATGGAGCATCTTTTGTCCATTCGCTGTCAGTATCAAGCAGACGACCATTCTGCAACTTGCGGAACCACCACTCTTCGTCAATGCTGAGAGATAGCAGCTTCTGTTCTTGAAGTGCATCGGTCTGTGGAACATCGCGAACCTGAAAGCCATCAAGATCAATATTCTGCAAATGAAACAGCAAAGCCTCGAGACCACCGTTCTCGATCTGCTTCATCATCTCGCCGAAGTACTTCTTGTTCTGTTTGGCACCCTCCAGAACTTCTAGAACGAAGTAACGTCGCTCGTCGCCTGAGGCGCGAATAATGTGAGGATCGTTCGCAGCCATGATCAGGTGAACATAGTTCGGATACGTCTCAACGTCGACGCCCTTTTGTTCGATAGGAATGCTATCTTCCGTAACCAGCATCTTGAGGACGGACTCATGACGCTTGTCACCTGCAAAGAATGCTTCATCAGCGAACAGGCAGATAACGTCACGAAGGTGAGCATTGAAGTTACCGACAAGATGCGAGGGATTGGCAACGTGTAAAAAGTGACGACCGAACAACTTACCGAAGATCTTCGCTACGATCGATTTACCGACGCCTTTACCGCCTCGCATCACGATTGCGACTTCACCAGGACTTGCAGGATTCTGAACTGCTCGTGCCATCCACTTCATGAAATAATCGAAGTACTCGTCGTTTCCTCCGCAGACATTGTCATGAAGATGCTTCAGATAAAGAGAGCAATCTCCAGGCCTCGGCTCTACAGCGAAACCTCTCCACAGATTATAGACTCCTGGACGATCTCCCTGAGGCATGAAACGCATGTAGTCGAACTGACGACGACGAGGATGGGACAACCAGTATTTCCCCAGAGGGATACGGATCGCCTTGCCTTCTTTGTCTTGACCGACCTCGACCATCATGTGCGAATATCTATTCCGAAGGTCTTCAAACGACGAGATCGTGAGACGCGACCGGTTCATGATTTCATCTTCGACTTCTTCGATCACACGGCATTTGCCACCGATATTCCCGATAATTGCATGTCGCTCGTTCATGACGCGCAGGTTCGGATCGTCGACGTGTTCCTTTGCCCTTGTCATCTGCCTGATGGCATAGCGCTCAGAGTTCTTTGATTCACGAACACTGTCTGCAATTCCCCACTCAGGGTCTGTTATGATAGCGTAGACAACCTCATCAGGAACTCCGCAGCGGAACAACTGGCAGATGCAATCGAACAGCCATGCAGACCGACTGTTGTCGCCCTCTTTCGGTTGATCAGGGTGTCTCCCTTGGGCAATGATCACCTTCACTCTGTCAGGGACATTCCACTCGTCGAGCTCACTTAGATCTGTAATTCGCTGGACATTCCCAGGAACATTGATCGTGTATCCAGCAGTGTCTTTTCCACCTTGATTGCCGATACCGCCTTCAATCTGGACTGCCTGAGCTTTCTTAAACTCACTGAGGTCATACGAATTCTTGTTGAACTCGAATTGGACTGCCAACTCTTCAGTACGACCAGCTTTCTTCTTCTTTGCATCTGGAATGTTCACTGTTCCAGGAAGTCGCATAATGCGATCGACGTTGTGACAATGGTCACCACCGAATACCTGCTCCAGCCTCTTGTTATAGAGTTCGAAGTCCTCGGCTTTCTTGACGTCGCCATCAATGTTCACAGACTGGTTGAGTTTCCAGAAGCCTTGATATCCACCACCACTGAAGATGATGACAGTCGGCTTGGGGATACCCTTCGGAATGTTGTCAGTCAGAAGCCCAAGAGCGCGATCACGTTCAGCTTTGATATCTTCACCTGCTTGAGGATCAATATCAATGTGAAGCCAGTCAGCGGACTTGATGTCTTCTTTAAGAGCTTTACTGTTGAGATCTCGGCTGACAGAGTTCACATGGAAATAGATATTTCTCTGTCCGTTGTATTTCTCAAGCCACTCGAAAAGCTCTGTTTCCTGATTGGCGTGAAATGTCGTGGTATTGATGGCTTTCTTGTCGGTCTGAATAGCAGTCAGGACCCAAGGTCCGTTCTTGTTCCATTTCTGCAAGAAGTCAATCGAGGCTCTGCTGTTTCCCTTCATACTCGAGACTCCCAGAACTTGACGAGATCAGAGCAAGAAACCTTGCCAGTCTCCATCTGGTTGAACCAGAAGCGAGTGATGCCGATTTCCTCGGCGCATTCCTCCTGAGTTCTACCAGCACGTCGACGCAGGATAAGACAAATCTCATCCTGAGTCAACTCGCCGAGTTCCGGGAGCGTGATACCAGACCGAATATCTTCATCATCGCGCTCCAACCGACCGTAGCAGTTGCGCGTCATGCCGAACCTCTTGGCGATCACTTCCTGGGACTCGCCGGAACGCCGACGGGAAATCAGGAGAGTTTCGCCGACGGTCAGCCCCTTGTGATCGAACGTAGCCACGACAGAAGCCTTTCGTGATCCAAGCCCGCTGGGAAGTGCAGCAGAGCTTCTTTCCGCATTTCGAGGCGAGTCATATTGCCGAAACGGTCCTTCGCGGTTTCCCCGCTGAAGAAGAACCATTCCCGCGCCACCTGAGCGCAGACCAGAGTCGTTCCCCCTCTCATCCAACGACGAGCCAACCATATCCCCTGCTCCTTGGTGAGGGGATGAGGAAAGCGCACCGGGTTCTTGTCGGCGTTGACCGGCCAAACTTTGAGCCACTTGCACTCTATCCATCCCCCTATGAAATTCACGTCTGGTGTACCAGCGCGCATATGATTTTCGATTGGAACCGCGTCAAGGGGTTTCATCGCCTTGACGAGATTCTGACGCATCCCAGACTCACTCATTATGTGCTCACCTTAGCATCCGGCCGTTCATTTGACAAGTGCCGAGTTTCAATTCGCAGCGTAACTTACGACCTCGAGGCCAGCCTGCTTCATCATCTCGAGCCCAAGGAGGCAGGAGGATTTCCAGCGCTCCTCGTCCCAGCCGCCAGCCGACTTCTGGAAGTAGACGACGCGCTTGATCCCGGCGTTGATGATGACGCCAGCGCACCGTTCGCAGGAAGGACCGTGTCCAGGAGGCCACGAGTATAGCGTCGCACCGCGAAGATCGTCGTGAGCGTTGAGGATCGCATTGACCTCGCCGTGAACGACTCGCCGGTACTTCTCCTCGCGGTTGTTCCAGATTTCGAGGGACTGGTCTGTTCCTCTTGGGAAATCGTTGCAGCCTTGGGAGACGAGGCGACCGTCCTTTACGACGACTGCCCCGCACTTCGTCGAGGGATCAGGAGAGTCCAGAGAGGCCACTCGGGCCATCTCCAGAAACTGACGATCAGCTTTCTCGATAACGTCCATTAGACGATCCCCTCGTCCCGCTGGTGGAGCATCATCGCGAGATTGGCGACGTCGACCGGATCGCCCTTCTGCACGTGATTGCGGAGCATGTGAGACAGCTCTGCCTGAGAGCAGGCTTCCTTGTCTTCCCAGCCGCCGCGACCCTCGGCCCGCTTCTGCGCCAGCTTGTCCTTCATGGCCTCGGCGAATGCGTCGACCGCATCGTTGTCCGAGTGAGGAAGGATCGGCAGTTGCAGAACACGGTCCAGCTTCGGAGGCGAGTAGTTCGGCCCCTTCACGACGCGACCGGCGCTGCTCGTCACCGGCTTGCCGTTCTCGTCCAGCTTGCTCATGTTCGAGCGATGGACTTCGCGCAGACCGAGGTTCTTGTACTCGGAGAGCCCAAGAGTGATGTAGGTCCCGTCGACGACGTAGCTGAGATCCACCAGCGCGTCGAAGCACTCGACGATATCGCGATTGATCATGCCCTCCGAGAGCTCGGCCAGTTCTTCCTGGATAAGCTGAAGACGGATAAGGACGAGCGCCCCGGCCTCGTCTCCCTGCTCGCGAGCAGCCTGAGCATTCTGCTTCAGACGCTCACCGAGTTCGGCAGCGGCGACATGGTAGCTGGCGAGAGCTCCGGTCGCGTAGCTGGCGTAGACAGGGACTTCTGGCTTCGTCCCGATGAATGCGCCGAAGACAGCCTGGAACTGTCGAACGAGCGTGATGCCAAGATCTTTCATATCATTTCTCCTTTTCTACGATTGTTTCTCGAAGCGGTCGTTGAATTCTTCCACAGGGCGGACCCAGATCAGGCCGTCCTGCAGACTGCGATAGACCACGACATCTCGCATATCTACGTCTGCCCCGTTGTCATCGAGGAAGTCGATCCAGTCTTTGGCCTGCATCTTCGCCTCGTGGAGACGCTCGTACAGACCACCAGATTTCTTATGCACCCAGACTTCAGGTTCCATTTAATGGATATCTCCCCAATTAGGGCCGACTTCAGTGTCGACCTTGAACGGGACCATTGGCGACGCGACCTCCAGGATAGAGGTCCTCATGATATCGCCAGCGGCCACTGCCTCTGCGACGGAGCCGAAGCTGCCGTCGATTTCGTCGTGGACCTGAAGCTGGATATAGTACCCAGCCCGATCCAGATCGATAACTGCCTTCTTGGTCTGGTCGGCAGACGATCCCTGAATGACTCGGTTCAGCGCCTTATGTGTCCAGTCGTACGAGCCATCCGGACGCTGAGTGAAGTGCAGGCGGCGACCCATGATGGTTCGCACGAAACCGACACTCTCGGCCCTCTTGCTCGCTTTCTGGGCAATGCCACGGACATATGGAACTTCGGTATCGAAGTTGTCCAGGATCGCCTGACCTTCCAGACCGGCGACTTCACGAATGATGCCGTCACCTGCCGCTGCTCGAGCCGACCATGCCTCGTGGCGGTTCTCAAAATACTGAGTTTCCTTCTTGGAACCGTAGCCTCGGTGGAGAGCCCAGCGAGTGGGAAGACCGATGTCTTCGCAGAGCTTGGCACCGCCTTCACCGTAGCAGAGGCCGAGGAAGATCTGCTTGGAGTAGCCGCGATTGACCTTGTACGACTTCTTGTCGTTCTCGAACCAGTCCTCGACCTGAGCGTCGCCGTGGATCAGCCGGGTCATCATATCGTGGTTGTCAGTGTCCGGATTGTCACGGTAGCGACGAGCGGCTTCCTCGGCTTTCGGCAAACCCATCACCGCAGCGAAGTGAGTCGTCCAGCGTGGCTCCTGCTGACTGTAGTCGTTGACGCCCCAGATCGCTCCCTCCTCAGGGATGAAAATCTTTCGCCACTCCAGGATGATCTGCGGGTCGTCCGGTTGAACGCGATCTGGAGAATACTGCTGCTGAAGGTTCGGGTCGGTCGCTGACAGACGTCCGTAGCGAACTCCCTTCTGCTCGCCGCCTTCGTCCTCTCGTGCGATCTGGTGGAAAGTGCAGTGAATTCGCCCATTGGTCGCATACCGATGAATGGAGGCCGCGAAGGTCGTGCGGATCTTGTTCACCTTGCGAGCGTTGGATATCGCTTTCGCAACCGGATGCTTCAGACCTTCCAGCATTTCTGCGTCGATCTGCGGAGCGCCAGTGCTCGTCTTTCCGAGCTTCACTCCCAGCGACTCAAGGGCCGGTGCGAGAGCTCCAGCCTTCCAGACATCGCCGACAGCGACATTGACCCCGGTTTGATCGCGAACGAAACGAAGAGCCTCGATCTCCTCGTTCAGCGCTCTCTCCTCGATCTCCCGCAATTTCTCAAAGTCGATCCGGACACCTCGCTGTCGCATCTTGACCAGCACCGGGAGAAGGGCTGTCTCCAGATCGAACACCTGCCACAGATCGTCTTTGTCGATGACCTCGCGCTGCTTCTCGTAGATGAGCAGGGGAGCGTCCACGTCGTTCTCTGCGTACTCGCCAACGTAGCGAGCGGGAAGCCTCCACATTCCGGCACCGGGGTCCAGCCCCATGGAGCGGGCAGCTTCGAAGAGAACGTCAGTCTCCTTACCCTTGACTCCCCACCGCTCGCCGATGTTCTTCAGGCTATACGAATGGTGAAGTTCGTAGATCAGCGGATCGGCGATTTGAATGTCACGGAACTTAACGTCCTGATGAAACTCGATACCGTCCGTGGCAGCGTAGTCGATATCATACGACAAGTTCGCGCCAACGATTTCGCCATCGAAGTTCTTCAGCTGCTCACGGAGATACCCGAGGACTGCCTCCACTGGCAGATTGTCCCCGCCCTCGTGGCGAATGGGAAGATAGTGTTTCGGCCCTCCCTCGATCTTGAAGCCCCATCCAGTGGTGTAGCCTCCTCTCCTTGGGCCAGGTCCGAGATCACGGAGCTGACTGTCCTTGGTTTCGCAGTCAAGTGCAACCCGCTTCGCTCCAGCCCAAGAAGGGAGGGAGCTCATCTCGGGTGCGCGCCAGGAACTGTCAGGCATCAAGAAACTCATCTGGACTGCGCCTCCTAGATTGGGGTTATGCTTTTTCTTGGTTGCCATTCTTTTCCTCGTACCTTCTCCACGCCAGAGCGGCATTCATTAGAGCTTCAGCCTCGGTGGCCCCGGTTCCGTGATGACCCGGACCCTGCTTGATGTCGCAGCGCCACGAATGACCCTGTATCGGAGAGGCTTGCGGATAGATAACGATTGTAACCACGAATGAACCCCTTTATTGCGACTGTCAGACGGCGCTGGCCTTTGGTTGCCGTGCTAGGCTAGGCCAGCGCCGCGCTCGGAGGGCCTCTGAGGGCCTCGCCGTGCTAGGGTGGCATATACCCTAAGCCGTTGCGCCCCGCCCGCCAGCGGCCTTCTGAGCGGTCTGGAGCAGGTCGTTTAACCGCCCCATCGTGGCCGCTCGTTCAGACTCTGACTCATCGTACTGGAAGAGGTTCAAGATGCCCCAGAGAGCCATCTCGTCTTCCCGCTCAATGTTGTTGGCGGCGATGAAACGATGTGTCGCAGCGCAGCCATCACGGAGGAAGAAATCGTGGTTGAAGAAGTTCTTGCACCCACTTGCGATATACTTCTCGACATAGTGGATCGCCTTCTGAACGTCCTCAGCCCCGTTCTTCTTGCGCCACCGGATGATGTATTTCGTCGCACACCCGATGACATAGGGAATGTCATGATCGATGACCCAGTCCCAATGCTGATAGGGAGAGCGATAGTGCTCTCCCCCGACTTG